AATAGGAAATAAAGCAATAGCATTTGTTGGAACATCAGGTGTTCAATTAGGCTGGCTAGCAAGTCAAGCTGATATGTTGGCAGAAGATTGGAAAATAGTTGAAAATTAGTTATTAACGGATACTAGATAAATTAATATAAATAATTCCAAAATCCTTATTTATCCTTTGGTAATTCATATAAAATGTAAGGCGATTCTAGTTTAAGCTTTACCCTTTTGTGCATTAGGAAATATAAATATAAATGTACTAAGCTTTTAAGGTAGTAGGCTAAAATGTACTACCTTATATAGTAAGCAGTGATATAACATAAAATGCGAGTTAATAGAGAGTAAAGATGTTAGACATCTCTGAATATTAATAAGTATATATTTTATAATTATATCATTGCTTAGTGTGTGTAAAAATACGAATGAGGAGTTGCTGTAATTTGGTTAATTACAACAGATAGTCAAGTTATGAAAGAAAAGTTTAATTTTTTTAATTGTATGAAATATAGATGTGAACAATGCAAATATAACAGTAGATGTGAAAAAGAAGAAATAAACTATGAAAAAATACATAACAAAGTGGCAAATATAAAAGCAAATAGTGTAAATAAAAAGTAGGTGTTTAATGTGCAGTTTTATAATGAGAATATTGGAGAAGAAAAACTAAAACAAGAATATTTACAAGCTAATTCTAGATGTAAATATAAGACACCAGATGAGTTGCAAGCTAGAGTAGAAGAATATTTTGGTATGGCTTTTCAAGAACATAGGCCATATACCATATCTGGACTAGCCATATATTTAGGATTGTCTACCGAAACATTAAGAAGATACGAAAAATTATATGGTGATACTGAATATGCAGAAATAATCAAGGTTGCCAAACAACGAGTTGAAGAATACGCAGAAAAATCTTTATATGATTCAGGAAAAACGTCTGGAGCTAAATTTGTTTTAGAGAATAATTTTGGGTGGTCTAGTAAGCAAGACGTAAACTTATCTGGGGAGATAACTGAAAAGGTTGTAAAATTAGAAGATGTATTATGATTAAGATAACAGCTGATTTTTTAATAGATAGAAGAAGGATTCAATGGGATACCCATCATGACATAAAAAAAGATGATAGGTTTGTTTTAGGCGTTGCTTATGAATTGACACATAATGAAACTTTAAGGGAAGAGATAATTGATAACCCAGAAAAATTAATAGAACTATGTTTTACTGTTGTTGATAAGGAAAAGAAGGTAGTTCCTTTTTTTCTGAATGAAGTTCAACATGAGTTTATAAATATTCTGAATAAGGCCATAGAAGATTACGAGCAAGGGTTGATTACATCAATATCATTGCTAGTATTAAAGGGAAGACAACAAGGTTTTACAACATTAATAACTGCGTATCAATTAGCAGCTACTATAACGAGACATAATTTTGAAGGTTTAACACTAGCTGACAAGAGTAGTAATACAGAGGCTATTTTTCAAAATAAGGCTAAATTTATATATAATAGATTACCAGAAATGATTAAGCCCACTGAAAAATATAACTCAAAGAGACAGTTATTGTTTGAAAAATTAAATAGTAGTTGGAGTGTTGATACTGCAACTAAAGAAGTTGGTCGTTCAAGGACAATCAACTTCTTTCATGGCTCTGAATGTGCGTTTTGGAAAGATGGAATATCAAGGATACAAGCGTCTTTAGGAGAAACATTTACACAAAATGCAATAAAAATATATGAAACTACTGCAAATGGTTTCAATGATTATAGAGAAATGTGGAAATCAGGACAGCATATAAATTGTTTCTTTGAATGGTGGAAAACAAGAGAATACAGATTGAACTTTGAAACCAAAAATATGAGGACTAAGTTCTTAAATGATATTGATAGAAAGAAAGGTATATGGATATATGACAGGTTAAGATGGCTAAGAGATGAAAAAGTATTAGATGAAAATCAATTATACTGGTACTATAAAAAATATCAAGGGTATATAGATAAAGAAGTAATTAAACAAGAGTATCCTTGTACGCCAGATGAAGCTTTTATTGCTTCTGGAAAATGTTATTTTAACACAGAAACAGTAATAAAACGAATTGATCAGTTAGAACACCAAGAAAACAATGGAATACTAGATGTAGGATATTTTAAATATGACTTGGTTGTAAAGAATAACAAAAAGAAAATTATAAATATCCGATGGATTAGTGATAAAGGTGGATTTATAAAGATATATAAGAAACCTAATAAAGGTGTTCCATATGTACTAGGTGGAGATACTGCAGGAGACGGTTCAGATAATTTTACTGGTGTTGTGATAGATAACACTAATGGAAAGACTGTAGCGGTATTGAAACATGAAAAAGACGAAACATTTTATACAAGGCAAATGTATTGTTTAGGAATTTACTATAATACTGCATTAATAGGAATAGAAACTAATTTTAGTACGTATCCGAATAAAGTATTAGAGGAAGAATATGAATATCCTAATTTGTATGTAAGAGAAAAAGAAGATGATTATACAGGCAAATTAGAGAAAAGGTATGGATTTAGAACCGATAGAAATACAAGACCACTAATACTTGCAGAATTGCAAAGAATAATAAATGAAGAGCCAGAGTCGATAACAGATATTGAAATATTTAAAGAGGCTCTTACATTTGTTAAGAATGAAAAAGGCAGACCAGAAGCACAAGAAGGTAGCCATGATGATTTAGTTATGGGAACAGCTATTACATATTACATAAGGGATCAACAAAAAACAAGGGTAGAAAATACTCAAAGTGTAGTGAATGAAAATGTATTTTATAGTTTTGACAATGATAAGAAGTTTAAAGAAGATTATGGAGAGACTATAGAAGTTATATAAAATGAAGAAGGAGAACGCCAATGGAAGTGTTGTTAGTGTTAGTTAATGGCTTTTTTATGCTGTTAGCTTTTTATTTAGGAAAACATGATAAAGAAGATTTAAATCCAATAAGATACATAGAAAATGTGCAAGATAAAGTAGAAGAACACAAAGAAAAAGTTATAGAAAGAGAATATAAAAAAGAACAGGAAGCTCAAGAAAAAGCAGAAATATATAACATAGACCACTATGATGGGACAAGCATAGGACAAAAAGATATTTAGCATTAAAGGAGTAAGTTATGGATTTAAAGGAATTGAAAGAAACGGAAGTATGGCAGCTATACCAAAGAGGCAAGTCGTATCTATATATGATGAATGTATATTCTGATACGGATAAAAATCACAGAATGTATAATGGTAATCAATGGGAAGGTCTTAAAATAAAGAGTATAGAGCCAGTACAACTTAATTTTATAAAACCAGTGGTTAAATATAAGGTTGCTGTAATTAATCAAAACTTATGGGGGATAGTATATAATCCAGATAATTTTGAAGAGGATTTTAGAGACACAGCAAGTCAACTATGTAAGTTACTAAACTTAAAGGCAGCTAACATATGGGAAAAGGATAGAATGGATATCAAAATAAGAAAGATATCTAAAGAGGCTGCAATAAATGATGAAGCTCCAATGTATTTGAGATATGATAATGATAAAAAAATGCCAATATCCGAAAAAATAAGCAAAAATGATATTTACTATGGAGATGAGAATAATAGTGAGATTCAAACTCAGCCATATATTTTAATTAGACAAAGAAAGTCTGTAATTGAAGCGAGAAATCTTGCAGCATCAGAAGGTGTGCCAAAAGAAGAACTAGAAAAAATAATTGGAGATAACCAAACTTGGGAAGAAGCTGGAGATCAAGCTAAGTATGAAGTTGATGACAAGGTTACAATTATAACTAAGTTTTATAAGAATAATGGTAAAGTATATTATACTATGGCGACAAGGTATTTAGATATTATAAAAGACGAAAATAGTGGTTTAACGAGATATCCTATTGCCCATATGCTATGGGAAGATAAAGAAGGCTCGGCTAGAGGAGAAGGAGAAGTTAGAAATTTAATTGCAAATCAGATAGAAGTTAATAAAACTCTAATGAGAAGAGCCTTGGTGGCAAAACAGACCGCATATCCTCAAAAAATTGTTAATGTTGATGCAATAGAGAACCCTAGTGCTGTTGATACCGTTGGAGGAACTATTAAAGTAAAAGGAAAACAAGTTGAAGACGTAAAGAAAATGTTTGCCATCACACAACCTATGCAAATGAGTTCAGATGTCGAGTTATTACAAAATGATTTAATAAAAACAACAAGGGAACTTGCAGGTGCTGGAGATATTACAACTGGGGCAGTAAATCCAGAAACTGCATCTGGTAAAGCAATACTAGCAATTCAGAATGCATCACAGCAACCTCTTGTTGAACAAATGGCTTCATTAAAAGACTTTATAGAACAAATATCATTAATTTGGCTTGATATGATTATTACATACAACCCTAATGGATTGATATTACAGGATAAAAGTATAAATCAGATAACTGGAGAAGAAACTATAACTCCTATAAAAGTAAATGAAGAGGCACTAACAAAACTAAAGGCTTCAGTTAAAATTGATATAACTCCAATTTCTGCATATGATAAATATGCACAAGAGCTTAGCATGGAAAATCTGCTTAAGGGTGGTTGGTTTAGTCCACAAAAAATAGGTCAATTAGAAACTTATGTTGAGGCATTACCAGACAATAGTACAATGCCGAAACAACAATTACTAGAACTGATAAAGAAAGTAAAGGCAAAACAAGAATATATAGCACAAATACAGGCACAAATGCAGATGCAGACTCAAAGAGCAAATCAATTTTTGCAAAATGATCCAGATGCACAAGCTTCGCAGATGGCAGAGGCACAACAAAGAATTGATAGTCAATATAATTCAAATTAAGTTTCTCAATAATTTAGTAAAGTTATTAAAGGCACACACATATGTGTCTATTTTTTATGCCCAAAACTGCTGAATGGCTTAAAAGGAATGTAGGAATTAACAGTCGACAGACTTTAAATGGAGAAAAAAATGGGAAATGAAGAAGAAAACAACTTAAACGTTGTAAATCAAAATGAGGTAGCACCAACTACTGATGAAAATACTGTTACACAAACAGCAGAAGAAAATGTGGAAGGAGCTAACATTGCCACTAATGCAGATAATACGAATGTTAGTGAATTTGCTAATAAAGAAACTGCAAAGGAAAAAATGTTTACACAAGAGCAAGTCAACAAAATAGTACAAGAAAGAGTTAGACGTGCAAAAAATGATGATGAGGCTAAATACAGAGAATTACAAAATGTTTTAAATGCTGGTTTAGGAACTAATTCTGTTGAAGAATCAACGGAAAAATTAAAGCAGTTTTATAAAGAACAAGGAGTAAATATTCCAGAATTGCCTCAATACGATGAGCGAGATGTTGAAACGTTGGCTAAGTCAGACGCATCTAGAATTATAGATTGTGGATATGACGAAATAGTCGATGTTGTTGATCAGCTTGCTTCAAAAGGTGTAGATAAAATGACTACACGTGAAAAATACTTATTTAGAGAATTAGCAAATGAAAGAAAAAATCAAGAAGCTATTAAAGAGCTAAAAAGTATAGGAGTTGGAGATGAAATTTTAACTGATAGCGATTTTAAAGATTTTGCTAACAAGTTTGATCCATCTAGGACAACGACAAAAGAAATATATGAAATGTATAAGAAAATGCTTCCACCAAAAGAAGCACCAAAACCAATAGCGTCAATGAAAAACAGTGATAGTTCGGCAGATGTAATTAAAGACTTTTACACCAAAGATGAGGCTTCTAAGTTTACTAGAGCCGATTTTGATAAAAATCCAAAATTATTTAAAGCTGTATGTGATTCAATGTCTCGTTGGTAATTTTTTATTTAGGAGGAATTATAAATGTCAGTAGTAAACTTTATTCAAACTATATGGTCAAAGAAAATTCAAGATGACCTAGAATTAAAACTAAAATTAATAAAAAACTGTACAAGAGAGTACGAAGGGGATTGCAAATACGCCCAAACTGTTAAAATCTTAGGAGTGGGAGATCCAACTGTAAGTGGATATCAAGGTGTAGTTGACTATGAAGATATGTCAGATTCAAGTCAATTATTAACAATAGCATTTGCTGAATATTTCTCTTTTGCTGTAAAAGATATTGACAAAGCTCAATCTGTACCAGGATTACCAGAAAAATATCAGCAAAAAGCTACATCAAAGTTAGCTCAAAGAAGAGAAATAAATCTTGGAAGATTAGTTGCTGGAAAATGTATAACAACTATAAGTGAGGCTTCTGCTACATACGCAAAAACACAAGACACAGATATAAAAACTTTTAAAGATTATTTCGTACAAAAAAATATAAATGGAAAAACGATATATCAAAGAGTTTCAAAACCTGTTAAAGAGAATATAGCAAACTACTATGAAATAACAAAGGCTACTTATGAAAATGGAGCCAAAAATATAACAACTGCTGCAGCTAAAACGCAAACAGGAGTTAAAACAGCAATTGATGATGCAATAGTTGCATTAAGACAAAGAAACTTTGATGTTGGAGGAGTTATAGAAATAGATCCAGCAACATATTCAACATTTAAGAATAACTTAGTTGAACTATCTACAAATAACCCAGAATTAATAAGAAAAGGTATTGTAGGTATGTATGATAACTTTGAAGTTGTAATGTCAAACGCAATATACAATGACGGAGCTAACAGATTCTGTATTGTCAGAAGTAAAACCGCTATTGCGTTTGCTGGACAAATTAATGAGGTTGAAAGTCTAAGACTACAAAATGCATTCTCAGATGGTATCAGAGGTTTAGATACTTATGGAATGAAGATTATAGCACAAGACGAATTACAATGTGTTAAGATTCCTGCGTAGAAAAATAAGTAAAAAAGGGCTAAATTGGCCCTTTTATATATGTCTATAATAGTTATATGTAGTGCAATTCTACAAATAGACGGAAAGAGAGAAAAAAGAATGAAGAAGTATTATGTAGAAAAACCAGAGCTGAAACCTTATGAAGGGATAATTATAAATAAAAATACAAAGCTAGAGTATAAAAATGATATGGTAGAGCAAAAGCTAGAAAACTTAAAATTTGTTTCTAAGTTCGTAAAAGATACTAAAAGATACAAAACAACGAGTATAGTGGAAATAAATCTTGAAGAAGGCGAAGTGCTTCTTTTAGAGGAAGAAGGAAGAGGATATTTCTTACCAGCAGATAGTACTCCGGTAGAAGAAATTGATGAAGCAATAAATGATTATAAATCATTAAAAGAGGCATTAACTGGCAAGGAGGAATAGTTATGACACTCTGGGATTTTAAGCAAAGAGTATTAAGACTTATTGAAGAAATTGACGTTGATAAAAAGGAACTAACTGATGATCCAGATATATCAAATAAATTTAATACAGTAACTAACCAGTTAATGTTTGAATTGTTCAGATATAAAGGAATTATTGTAAAAGATACTGTAAATGTTACTGAAAATGAAGAATTTATATTGAATGAGGAGTATTCGGATTTTTATCAATTAAAGATAATAAAAGGCGTTGAATATAATATTGATGACAATATAGTAACTTTTTTGGAAGATGGTAAAGCGACTATATATTATTATAAGTATCCAAAAGCTATCACAAAAGATACAGAGGATACTTATAAGTTTGAATTAGCAACAGAAGTATTAGAATGTATGGTTTATGGTGTTGCTGCAGATATATTAAAAAGTGATGTATCAAGTAACTATGGACAAGTATATGCACAAAGATACTCTGAATTAAAACAAATGCTTGATCCAAGACAGTCACAGGGAAGTGTATATATAGATGGAGGAATCTAATGTCGATAGAAAGTGGAGACTTAATAACAAGAATATATAGTAATTTTAGAGGAGTAGACTTTTCAAATCACGAGGTTAGTCAATATAGGAGTCCAGATTCTAAGAATATATGGAAAAATTATAAAAAACTAGGAAAATGTATAGAAAGTAGACCAGATATAGAATTGTTTAGAAGCTTTAATAATACTATATTTGGAATGTTTTTTTATACTGTTAATACTGTAGAACATATGATTATTCATTGTGGTACTAGCTTGTATGATTATAATATGAATACAAAGGAACAGAAAACAATAAAAGCTACTGGAATGAATCCGAAGAGAAGCCAAAGTTTTATATACAATAATATTTTGTATATAAAAGATGGGATAAATTACCTTGAGTACAATGGAGAAGAATGTAAGACAGTAGAAGGATACATTCCAACAACTTCAATTTCAAGAAAACCAGAAGGTGGAGGAACACAATACCAAGATATAAATCTACTTACAGGTTATAGAAAAAATACATTCTGTGCAGATGGAACGAGCAAAGAGTATTATTTGGATACAACTGAAATTGAAACCGGAAAAACTAGATGCTGGATAGATGGAGTAGAAACAAAAGCCTTTACAGTAAATACATTGAAAGGCTGTATTACATTTACAACTGCACCTAATGAGCCTAATACAGACGGACAAGATAATGTAATAATACAGTTCTGTAAAACTATACCGGGATATAGAGAAAGAATTACTAAATGTACAATATTAGAGCCTTTTGATAACCGTGTATTCTTTGCGGGAAATCAAGATTATCCAAATACATTGTTTCACAGTTCACTTGAAAATCCTCGTTACGTATCTGATACAGATTATTATGAAGAAGGATTAGACAGTGCTAATATTAGAGCGTTGGTAGCTGGGAATAATGCTTTATGGGTATTTAAAGAGCCTTCACAAGCTAATACTACAGTCTTTTATCATACGCCAGCAACATATGATACTGGTAAAGCATATCCAAGTACCCATTCGAGTATATCAATAGGTTGCGTGGCAACAGGGCTCAATTTTAATGATGATATTGTTCTTTTTTCAGATAGAGGAATGGAAGGAATAAGTAGTGATGTAACAACAGAACAGGTTCTACAACATCGTTCTTCATTAGTAGATAGTAAACTATTACAAGAAGAAAATTATAAAAACTTAATCGTACAAGAATATGATGGGTATCTGTTAGTAATAGTTGATAACCATATATATTTAGCTAATTCAAGGGATAAGTTTACGCTAGATAATCATGTAGAATATGAATGGTTTTATTGGGAGTTAAATAAAATAATTACTTATGCTACTGTGAAAAATGGAATTTTATATTTGTGTAGTGATGATGGTATATATACATTGACTAAAGTAAATACAAGTATAGAAGCATATTGGTGTACTTGTCAGGACTCTTTTGATACAGAGCAATATCAAAAAATAACTAATAAGAAAGGCTGTGTACTAAATATAGATGGAGACGAAATTTCGCTATATGTACGAACAGATAATAATGAATTTGAAAAAATAGAGGATTATAAAAATACAAAAGGATATATAATACCAAGAATTAAACAGAAAAAATGGAAAGAAATACAGTTTAAATTTATGAGTAATGTACCATTCAGCATTTATGATTTTACAATACAAAGTTATATTGGAAGTTTTGTAAAAAGATAGGAGATAAAGATGGCAGAAGATTATATAAAAATGGCAGAAGATTATGTGAATAATTATACAAAGAATCCAGGACTATTGAGTGATGTAAACTATAATGATTCTAGGTTGACTGATATAAAAAATGAGCAACAGCAAAAAGAAAATGAGTTAGCAAATGATTATAATCAAATGATTAATAGTTCTGATAAATTTTATCAAGACCAAATTCAAGCTTCAAAAGATTATGCAAAACAACAAGAAGATTTACAAAATAAAAAGACTCAACAAACTATTGATGTAATAAATCAAAATAAGGATAAAACACAAAAGGATTATATAAAAGAACAAAAAGGTGCATATGCAGATTATAAAAAGCAAATAGATCCATATAGTGTAAATGCTGAAAACTTAGCTTCAAATGGTCTTTCAAATAGTGGATATAGTGAAACAGCTAAAGTAAGTATGTATAACACGTATCAAAATAGAGTCGCTACAGCAAGAGAAACATTAAATTCAGCTATATTAAATTATGACAATGCAATTAAAGAAGCACAGTTAACTAATAATACAACACTTGCAGAGATTGCAGCTAATGCTCTAAAAAATCAACAAGAATTAGCTCTGCAAGGTTTTCAATATAAAAACACATTAATTCAAACCAAACAACAGCAATTACAAGAATTAGGTGTTAGATATGATAATAAGTATCAAAATACATTATCACAGATAAATAGTGAGCTATCTTCAAAACGTGAATTATTTAATACATTAGCAAGTTTGTTAACACAGAGAAAACAATTAGAGGAAAATATAAGACAGGCTAATGCAGAAATGCAATATAAACGTCAACAATTAGCATATCAAAAAGAGAGAGACAGAATTTCGGATGCACAATGGCAAAAAGAGTATAATGCTAAATATGCATATATGCTACAAAATTCATCGAATACTGTATCTAAAGAAAGTACAAAAGAGCAGGTGCCAACCTCTGCTGAGGAGGTATTAAAGAAAATGACTGTACTTCAAGGACCAGGACTAAAAAATAATATTAAAGATGGATATAGTGGGAAAACATTCAATTCGCCAGAAGCTTTATTAGCTTATTATGGATATGGTATAAAATAGGAGGCTAAAATGGCTTTTTTTAAATTAAGTGATTTATCGGAGAAAGAAAAGAAAAAATATTTACAATCAATAGAAGACCAGGTAAATGAAAGATTAAATTCTAGGAATAGCCTCGAGAAAGAGGCAAATGACAATTTTAATAATATATTTAACTCTAAATACGGACAAAACAATAATATATATGTCGGCAATACAAATGATTGGGCTACTTCTAAGATAAAAACGAAAAATTCAGCGGATAATTTACTAGTACCAATAGAAACAAAAATTAATGAAGATCTTTATAAAAATGATTTAAAGAACTCTGCACAGCAATATTATGATAATAGTAATATATCTTATAAAAACAAAAATATATTCGAAGATATCTTAGGTATAGGAGAAAACCTTGTAAGAGGTGCATCGAGTGGACTTAAACAGACAATGAACTATGCTACAGCTGTAAATAAGGGATATAAGGGATATAATGATATTACGAATAAATTGGCAAGGGCTAAGTATCTATCAACGCCAATACAAGATAGAAAAGAAGAGGATTTAAATAAGAATTTTATAGAAGAAGCAGTGAATAATAGTATTCAAAAGGACAATGAAGCCGTGTCAAAAAATATAAATTCCATGAGTGGAAAAGTAACTCAGAAGTTGTCAGAATTAGCACCTTCTATTGGTCAAATGGGAGTAGGAGCTGTTTTAAGTAGTGTAAACCCAGCATTAGGAACAGGGTATTTTTATTCAAGTGCAGCAGGTGGGTATTTAGATGATGCAAAATCAAGAGGAATGAATGAAAAACAAGCACTAGTGTATTCATCTGTGCTAGGAGGATTAGAAGCTGCAACCGAAGAAGTAGGAATTAGAAACTTTGAAAAAGCTGGAGCAGGAGTCAAGGCTTTGTTATCTGGTGCTGGAAAAGAAGGTGCAAAAACTGCTGTTGAAAATATAGCTAAGAAAGAAATTGCAACTTCAGTAAAAGATGTATTAAAAAATTATGGAATAGGTATTGCTGATAACTTCATTCAAGAAGCAATTATGGATCCACTGCAAGAGATTTCTGCAACTGCTGTGGCTGGAAAAGAAAAAGCCGACTGGTCAGGCATGGGACAAAAAATGTTGCAAGATGGAATTAATGGTGGACTGGTTGCTGCTATAGTTGGAGGAGCAAATTTAGGAATAAATTCTTGTATTGGAATTGTTGACAAAAATAATAATGGTCAAAATGTTTCACAGACAGAATATAAACAAGCACTTCAAGATGCACAAGGAGCGGGAATAGATATACAACAGAATATAAAAGATAAAATAAATGAACAAATTAATAATTTGAACAATCAAGAAGGTAAGGCAAACATAGAGAATATTTTAAATAGAGAGTCTGTACAAGATATAGCCAATAATAGTCAATTGCAACAGAATAATAATACAAATAAAACAGTAATAAAAGACTTTAATGAAAGTGCCAAAAGATATAATATAGATTATAACAATGAGGATTTAAAAGAAATAAATCAAATGTATAATAAAAGAGGAATAACAACATACTTTGATGAGAATACTTTTAAAAATAATAAAGATGTATTTTCAATATGGAAACCTACATATGACGAAAATGGAAATATATCTGGCAGAGAAGTTATATTTAATCCTAATTCACAAGATACAAAAACAAGAGTGCAAGAACTTGCAATACATGAGCTAGGCCATGATTTAGAGTTAAATGAAGTACAAAATATGATACTAAAAGATGCAAGTAGAAAAGAAAATTGGGAGAATGCAAGGAAATTTTTAGAAGACACATATAAACAAGCGTATGAAAACGATGGAATACAAATATCAAAAGAAGATTTTAATAAAATAGTTGATGAAGAAGCTACAATGAGTATTTTGCAAAGAGAACTCGGAAGTCAGGAATATGTAAATAGACTTGTAAATCAAAATAAATCTATTGCTAGGAAAATATATAACTGGGTAATAGATAAATTAAATAAGTTTACTGGCGGAAAAAATGAAAAAATATTTTGGACTGATATAAGAAATAAGTTTGAAACAGCATATAATCAAGAGTTTAATAAAAATGACAGTGATTTAAAATATTCTATTGCTGGTAGAGAAGCATTGAAAAATATAAAAGACCAACAAGTAAGTAAAGAAGCATATAATAGTTATAATAAAGCAAAACAAATGGCAAAAAATAAAGAAAGTAATGAAAAAATATTTAAAGAGACAGGTTGGTATAAAGATAAAGTTACAGGAAAAATGAAATTCAATTTTTCTGATAAAGATATGAAAATAGTAGATCAAAACTATAAAGTTGGCCAAGAATTTAAGTTAAAGGATATTCTTGTTCATGACACTTTGTTTGAAATGTATCCTCAATTAAAAGACTATAAAGTAAAGATTGAAGATATGAACTCCAATAAGTCTAAATCTAATGGTAAATTAAATGGAAGATATAATAGACTGACAAATGAATTGACTATAGATATTAATAGATTCAATAATATATCTAATGCAGAAGGAACATTAATTCATGAGATACAACATGCAATTCAACAAATAGAAGGTTTTGCTGGAGGAACTTCTACAAAATTTGGAAAAGAAAAATATAAAAATAATCCTGGAGAGATTGAAGCTAGAGACACATCTGCTAGAATGATACAGGAAAAATACAACCAAAAAGATTTAATTAACAGTATGCCTAAATCAGCAAATGCTGATACAACTATACTTGAAAAAATGAAAATTGGGTTGTATAATTACCTAAGTAATATTAGTAATGAGGAGATATTTAATGAATTTAATGAAAGCAATAAAAAGAAAAATTCATCAAATACTAGTGAAAATAACGGATTGGTATTGGGAGGAATAAAAGAAAATAATGTAGAATCTGAAAATAATTCAGATTCTTTTTCTTTGCTCGAAAACAAACAGAAACAATTAAATATTATTCAAAAAAATAATAAGATGCAAGATGATTATCATACTGGAATAAGAAATATAGAAGATATTAAGACTTTTGAAGAAGCCATACATGATAACGAAAGTTTTGTTTATGGAGATTATTCTTTTGAAGATGCACAGAAAGATTTGGAGAGAGGTAAGGTAACAGTTTACTCGAGTAAGCCAATTACTCAAGGAGGATTTGTATCAACTTCAAAGAATATGGCAAAAGATTATGCTGGAAACGGAAAAATATATTCTAAAGAAGTAAGTATAAACGATGTCGCATGGATAAATGGAGATGAAGGTCAGTATGCAAATATTAATCAAAAATATGCTGCACCAACGAAAAACTGGCAACAATTCGTGGAAAACAACTATCAACAGCAAGGAACAGGAAAAAACTTAAAAGAATATAAATTGTCAACAGGGAAAGTTCAAGAAAGTAATAGAAAAGCTATTAACAATTCTTCAAATACAAAAAATTATGTGGAAAATAGTCTAAATATACCAACAAGAGAATATTTTGAAGACAAGAAAATGCAAGATTTATTAACTGATGAAGATTATAAGGTTCTTAACGATATATATGAAAAAGAAGGAAAAACAGATATATCGACGAAACAGGAAAAAGGTAATTATTTAGAAAAGTATGAAGGTGATACAGAGTCTAATGATGACTTTTCAAACACGAAAAGATATATTGAAAACAATTTGAATGTACCAACAAAAGAATATTTTGAAAACAAGAAAAGTCAGGAGCTGTTGACTGATGAAGATTATGCTATTCTTAATGACATATATGAAAAAGAAGGAAGAACAGAGATATTAACAAGTAAGAAAAAAGATAATATCTTAGGAAAATATGAAAATAATACAGCCTCTATTGATGACTTTTCAAATACCAAGAAATATATTGAAAACAACCTGAATGTACCAACAAAAGAATTTTTTGAAAACAAGATAAAACAAGATTTGTTAACTGATGAAGACTATGCCGTTCTTAATGACATATACGAAAAAGAAGGAGAAACTAAGATATTAACAGAAAAGAAAAAAGCCAATATCTTAGAAAAGTATGTAAATGATAAATACAAATTTAAAGACAGTTTTGATGAATTAGCACAGAAATTCATTAATAAAGGTCACTATATAGATAAGTTATCTAAGGAAGCAAACAATCCAGAATTGAAGTATGTATATGATAGAAATTTAAATTCATTTGCAGAGGGACAATACGAAATCGGTGTAGCACAAACTAATAATGAAGGGAAGAAAATAGGCAAATCTATTAATGAAATCTGGGAGCCGATAGAGAAACAAAATCTTACCAAGGAATTTAGCGAGTACTTATTACATAAGCATAATATTGATAGAAGTGAAAGAAACAAGTTTGTTTTTAGCTCTGAAATTGGACCGGCCGAATCGACAGCAATAGCAATGGAATTAGAACAAAGATATCCTAAGTTTAAGGAGTATGCAAAAGATATTAAAAAATTCAATCATAACAATTTGCAATGCTTGGTTGATGCAGGACTACTAAGTAATGATATGGTTAAATATCTCGAATCAATGTATCCAAACTATGTAACTATTTCTAGAGACTTGCAAGACAGCACATATGCAGGAGATAAAAATAAAACTGGTGTAAATGCTCCAATAAAAAATGCAACTGGAGGCAATGCAGATATACAACCTTTGAAAGAAACTATGGCACAACAGGCAATAAAAATAAAAAGATTAATAAATCAAAACATGCTAGGACAAGAACTTGCAAAAACATTGAAAAATTCGCATGTGGAGCAAGAAGGTTCAATTCAATTATCTCCAACAATGTTATTTGGACTAGATACATTGGTTGATACAGATACAAAAGGTAATAAGTATTATACTTATTTTGAAAATGGCGAATTGCAAAAGCTAAAAATAGATGACAATTTATACGAAAGTTTAAAGCCGACAGAAAGAAGCAGGTTGGAAGAAACACTGCCGATAAAAGCATTGCAAAAAGTAACAAGTTTGCATAGAAGTGTTTTAACTTCGAGCAACCCAATCTTTATAGTTACAAACTTTTTTAAAGATTTTCAAGACGGAATGTTTAATTCAAAATACAGTAGTAAATTTGTAAAGAATTATGGGAAAGCTCTAAATGAGATTATGGCGAAAGGCGAATATTATGAAACATATATGGCAAATGGAGGAATGACAAATACTTATTTCGACTATAATGAGGGTATAAAGAAACAACCAAATAAATTTGTAGAAAAAATAAGAAATGCAAATGAAATTGTAGAACAACTGCCTAGAATGGCTGAATTTATTTCTACACTAGAAGATGGAAAAAGCTTAAATGAGGCTTTGTATAATGCTGCAGAAATAACGACTAATTTTAAGCGTGGTGGAGATATAACAAAGGCCATAAATAGAAATGGTGTTAATTTCTTAAATGCATCTATTCAAGGGCTTGATAAGCAATTTAGAAATTTTTCGGAACAAAATGGAGCAAAAGGATATGTAAATCTATTAGTTAAAGCAACACTTATGGGCGTTGTACCATCGATTTTAAATCATATATTGTTAGATGATGATAAGGACTATGAAAAATTACCCGAAAGTACAAAAGATTTATATTACTTGTTTAAAACTGGAGAAGGGAAGTTTATAAGAATACCTAAAGGAAGAGTGCTAAGTGTATTCGGAGCTGCAGCAAGGAGAACACTAGAATCTATAGAAGGTAATGAAGATGCATGGAAAGGATTTAAGGATACTGTAATAAACCAGGTAGCACCAAACAATCCATTAGAAGATAATATATTAGCACCTATAATGCAAGTTAAAAATAATAAAACATGGTATGGAAGTGATCTAGTATCAAGTAGACTGCAAAAAGAATTGCCTAAAAACCAATATGATGAAACTACAGATGAATTTAGTAAATGGTTTGGTAGTAAAATTAATGCTAGTCCAAAGAAAATAAATTATCTAATAGACCAATACTCAGGTGGTGTAGGAGATGTTCTTCTACCTATGATTACACCACAAGCAAAACAGAATGTATTTAAAGATAAATTTACAACTGATAGTGTCTTGAAAAATAAATATGTAAGTAAATTTTATGAAACTTTAGAGAAGCAAAATCAAATTGCAAATGATCCATTGGCAACAGATGAAGATGAAATCCAGCTTAAGTATTTAAATAATACCTCAAAAGAAATGGGAGAATTGTATAAAGAAAAGCGTAATGTACAAATGAGCAATATTTCAAATAAGGAAAAGACTGCTAAAGTTAGAGAGATTCAAGAAAAGATTAATGAACTAGCAGAAAGTAGTTTGCAAAATTATACAAATTTCACAAGAACCAAAAATTCGGCTAAGATTGGAGACCAAGAGTATTATAAGAATGGTAGTGGAGAATGGACTTCAATGAATGAAGAAACTAAACAAAAGAATAGCAATATATCAACGGAAACTTATTCTGACTACAAACAGAAAATGTACCAGGAAACTCAAAAACAAAGAGCTAATGGAACCCTTAATAAAAATCAGAGTTTAAAGCAAAAAGATAAAATACAAATATTATTAAATTCAAAGTATAGTGACAAGGAAAAGAAAGCTATATATTCAACTTATATTAAGAATGAACAAGACACAGAATATGAAATAATGAATTATGCAAATACAGATATTGATGAGTATTTAAAATACAAACAACAAGGATTTGATAGTGACTATGCAGATAATGGAACTATAAATGGAAAAGCAATAAGTGGTAGTAAACAAAGAAAAGTATATGAATATATTAATTCGGCTAAAATGACTTATGAGCAGAAATTGTTGCTTTTAGGTATGCAGTACAAATTAACATCTGGAGAAAGAAGTACGTTAGCAAAATATGTTGATACTTTAAATATAACATCTGATGAAAAATTAAAAGCATATAAGAAGATAAAAGGCTTTACAGTCTACAAAAATGGAAAAGTAAGCTGGTAGGAGGAAATATGGCAAGTAAACAAGATGCAAATGGAGTAAGGAATGCTCAAGATTTAGAAAAAAAGTATGATTTTGCAGGCTTATTAGGACTAAAGAAAAATGTAGAGTATGCTCAAAAATCTATATTGCAAATTAATAATGAAATAAATAATATATTGCATTCTTTAATATTAAATCTAAAAGATGTATTAGATAGCCAGAGTGAAGTATCACTCTGGTTTTATGATGATATACCAACATTGAAAAATGAACCATATATAAATTGGAGCACGCCACAGGAACATTATGGAGACATATATTATGATAGAAAAACAGGATATGTATATCAATATTCAGAAAGTGGTTGGAAAAGAAATAAGGATACATCTTTGGTACAAGCAATGGCATTAACAAATTCAGAACTTGTAAATGGCGAACATGAAAGAAAAGTTTTTTTTGATACTCCAACAACACCATATTCTAGTGGGGATTGGTGGATAAAAGAAGAAGGAATCTTATATATATGTCAATTAGGTAAAACAGCTGAATTAACTTATGATGAAGCTGACTTTGTACCGTCTAACCAATATTCTACTACTGTTGCATTACAACAAGGAGAGAAACTTACGGTATTACAAGGGACGGTTCAGCAAATAACCAAAGACTATGTAAAGTTTACGGATCTGTCAACTGGTGGAAGTACAACAATAGCTGGAGAAAACATAAAAACTGGGGTTATAACTTCTGTAAACTATGTAAGTAATTCTAAAGGAACAAAAATAAATCTTAATAATGGTACTATAGATACCAAAAATTTTAAGTTAGACGAATATGGAAATGTGTCACTATTAAATGGTTCAAAAATAATCACAGATGATGGACTTATGACAAACCTACAGTATTTAGGGAGTAATATGGGATATCAGGGATTAATGCCATTAGGGCTAAATGTAGATTTGGCAAATGATAAATTTACAAAGTCTGATATTATTATATACGCAGATATTCCAGATAACTTCAAGGTGTCAAAAGCATATATAACTATAATACATCAACCGGCACTTTGGAATAATTCAAATTGGGGTTTTACGAGAGGCATAGGAATATATAAAGCAGTTTTAGATGGAAAATTTGAAGGATATTGGGAAAGTGATTTTCAAAATACTATTGAAGATACATTAACACAGCTTACAAAGATATTTAATGGAAGCAACGATTGGACGCCTTCAACACCATCTGCCTCAAGAAGTATTATTCAGACTAATATTACATCTGATATTAGCTCTAATATTTCAAAAGGACTAAACAAATTTATAATACAAACAACAAGAATGGTTCCAACGTATGGAAGTGATTTTAACACAAATCAAAAGACAGCGATGCAGAATACAGGTAGAGTAATGGCAATCTTAAACATATATGGTTTTATGAAAAATTAGGAGGTACATAAAATAATGATAGAAATTGAAGATAAAACTATAAAATTATCAAGAGGTGATGCAGCTACAATAAAACTAACAATTCCTAACTATGAATTTAAGATTGGAGACAAAATTAAATTTAGAGTATTTGAAAAAAAGGACTACAATAACATTTTGATGGATAAAGAAGTTGTAGTTGATAAGGCAACGAATGAAGTTGATATTTGTATTTTAGAAAAAGATTCAACAATAGGAGAAACCATTAATAAACCTCAGACATATTGGTACGAAATATCATTAAACGAAAATCAAACAATAATAGGATATGATGAAAATGGACCGGCAGAACTTATATTATATCCAGCTCAAATAGGAAAGGAAGGTGTGTAATATGCCTATAAATGCAGTAAACTTAACTGGAAATGTCTATCCAGCAGGTCCAAAGGGAGATACTGGACCTGCAAATACATTAGAAATTGGCACAGTAGAAAAAGGTGAAAATGCATCTGCTTCAATAACTGGAGAAGCTCCGAATCAAACTTTAAATTTGATCTTACCTAAGGGCGATAAAGGAGAAAAAGGTGATACTGGTGAGACTAACTCATTATCAATTGGAACAGTAGAAAAAGGAACTGTCCCATCAGCAACGATAACAGGACAAGCACCTAACCAGATACTGAATTTAGTATTGCCAAAGGGAGACACTGGGGAAAAAGGCGAAGTTGGACCAAGAGGAGAGCAAGGAATACAAGGTAATCCTGGTCCTATAAATTCAATAAAAATTGGAAGAGTAGAAAAAGGAGAAGAAGCTTCTGTAACAATAGTTGGTGAATCGCCAAATCAGATATTAAATTTTGTCTTACCAATAGGACCAAAAGGAAATACGGGAGAAAAAGGAGACCAAGGACCTAAAGGGGAACAAGGAATACAAGGAGAAACAGGAGCGACTACTTCGCTATCTATTGGACTAGTATCTAGCGGTGAAGAGGCATCTGCTACTATTATAGGAGAAGCACCGGACCAAATATTAAATTTAGTGCTACCAAAAGGTGATAAAGGAGAGAAGGGAAATGTAGGACCGCAGGGTGTACAAGGCATACAAGGTGAAACTGGTCCGGCCAACTCTTTAACTATAGGAACTGTAGAGAAAGGAGCTGTTCCATCAGCAACAATAACTGGAGAAGCACCAAACCAAGTGTTAAATCTAGTGTTACCAACTGGAGAAACAGCTGAAATAGAAGCAATAAAAGAAGAACAAACAACACAGAATGAAAATATAGAAAAGAATGCAGAGGGTATAGCACAGAATAAAAAAGATGTTGATGAAGAGTTGACTAAAATAAAAAAAGAAAATAGTTTGCTGAAATCACAAATACCAACTGGAACAGCAAGCGGTAATAACATACATTTAGAAGATAGCTCAAATATGGATTTTGAGTGGAAGTTAAGATGTAGAAGTAGGCAGGAAACGAGAGAAGGTTA